TATAGTCTTTACCATCAATTGTAAAAGTTTGTTCTTTATTCACATCTGTTTGTGTATTCAATTCACTACTCATTTTTTCTCCTATTATTAAACGTTTGGTTTAACGGTGATTAAACCTTCAATTATTCTTGTTACAGTACTGTCACTTGCCGTTATATCTAAATCATAAACATAACGTGCTGGTGCGTCTAAAGCTGCAGTTTGAGCTGCAGTTAAAGAAAGTGTTATAACACCTGTTGTTCTATCGGCATCAAAAGTTGTTGTAATATCTGTTCTTGTTCTTGTTGAAGTAAAACCTAAAGCCATCTTTGCACTTGCTGTATAATTAGTCAAGTCTAAAGGATTTCCATCACTACCTTTAACGGTAACTGCTGATGAAAACGTTGTTCCTTGGTCTATTACATAATTTGCTACTGCTGCCATAATACTATTTATACTTGTTTTTTACTTTATTTTTTTGAAAAATAATTATCAATATATTTAGGCATTTTCATATCCTTTTTTGATATATATGAATTTTTATACTTTATATATGAATCAGATATTAAATCTTTATACTCTTTATTTGAGTCATCAGCATCCCAAGGAGATCCCATTGCTAAAGTAAATTTTATATCATTGTCGTTATTTTCCATTGTATGTGGCCAACAACCAGACATAATAAAAGGGTGATTTTTTAAGTTTTCTGATATATAATGATTTTTATTTTTTCCATTAAAATATAAATTATTTGTTTGACCATTTATTACAACTCTAAACTTATGTTCAAGTGTATTATTATCAAAATTCTTTCTACCACAATCTATGTGTGTAGGATTATATTCTTTAGGTTTTGTACATATAATAACTATTCTACCAAGATATTTGGACCACGGTAAAATATTATTCTCTATATATGACCTAACTTCAGGTAACTGTTCACTTTGTTTAGACCATTGTTTTTTTATTTCGTTTTTATTTTCTATATTATTTCCTTCAGTTACATATATTGGAATGTGTCGGCAGTTTCTAAAATTATCTTTAAAATTTCCTTCTTCATTTACAATTTTTTTTAATCTTAAAATTAAATCTTCGGTTACAGGAAACTTTGGTAAATCCAAATATAAAAATGCTAAATCTTTAATCATTTATTTCAATCATAGGTTTTGTGTATCTACTCCAAGGTGTATAATAGCCTTTAATAGAATTTTTATAAGTATCATCTTTTTTCATCAAATGAAATGTTATGCCTAATTTCCATTTACAATCTAATTCATTAAAACCTGCTGGTGCGTGTAATACTGATGTGTCTTGTACTATAGCTGTTTTTGGTTCCCACTTTAATATTTTTTCAATAGAAAGACCATCATAAGAACCTAAAGGTATATGTGTTGGCATTATTTTTTCTAAAATTTTATGATCTTTGTTAGAATAATCCAAATCTTCTACACCATATTCATCATAAGATTGTATTCTTATTACATTATGATAATTAGCGAAACTATTAATTAATCTACCTCTCATAAATTGTGTAGCGTGTCCTCTATATCTTTGATTAAAAGTAACGTATTCACTTGAATCAACATGATCAATCGCAATAGGAATTATTATATCTTTATACGGCCTATATCCATCTATATGAGTAACACTATCCGTATGAAGGCCATAAGGTCTAACAGCTTTAAAAAACTGATCACCTACACTTATAGGGTCGTTACTTATATCACTATAAAAATAAATATCATCACCAAAGTGTTCGTGTATTTTAGGTCTTAAAATATCTGATATGATTTTTTCTTTTAGAGGAAATATTATATGGTAAATATGATTATTAACAACTTCAACATTTTTATATTTTTCGTAAAAATCAATTAATGTATTTTTTTCTTTATCATTAATAAATTCGTCTATTACATAAGAGTCTTCATATTGATCCTTAAACAATTTTACATCTGGATTATGAATAATATCCATGTTTCGCAATTCATCATCTTTAAATATTTTATTTGTTTTGTAACTAGGCATTATGATATACTCTTTTATTTTTAGATTGTTCAAAACTTCTTGTACTAAAAGTTGTGTCGGGATTCCAATCTTCTATTTTTTTAAACATACGAATTGATATGTTTAGTTTTTTACTTGCACCTTTTAAGTGATAGTTAGATGGACCGTGAATTAAAGCTGTATCTTTTATGATTGCATTTCCAGGTATATTTTTTTCAATACTGTGTACTGTCATACCTTCAAAATAAGTTGGTGAAAATCTATCACCAATATGATTTTCAACAAAGTCATAATCAATTTTATTACCATTTAAATATTTAATACCTTCTATATCATATGTTTCCCTTAATGCATTTGAGTAAACATTTAAGCCTGTGTCTTTTGATCCTTTTCTAAAATGTGTTGATCTTCTATAACATCTTTGATTAAAATTGTATGTATATACCTCAGCATCATTTTCAATCCATAGTGGTATAACTATATCTTTTTGAGTTAACCATTTAGGTATATGTGTAATTGCGTCTGTATGAGGTGCAAATATTTTTGTCTGTTCTATAAAAAAATCTGCCGAATGTGGATGTTCATCATTATGAATTTGATTATATAATCTAAATTCACCAAAGTGTTTTTGTATTTTAGGTAACAGTATTTCTGATACTTCTTTAAAATTTTCTATGTAATTAAGATTGCCGCCTTGTATGTGCCAACCTTGATTGTTTATATTTTTATAATACCAATCTACTAAAAATTTAACTTCGGTATTATCAAAAAACTTTTCTATTTGATAAACATCTTCTTCTGGAAAGATACCATCCCATAGTGTTTCATTAGGATTATTAAATTCATTTATCATTTATTTTTATATCTTCAAAAGGTATATCGTGCAATCCCATATGAAAGACTATTCTTTCAATCGTAGGCGCTTTTACGCCATGAGCCACCTTTGTATTAATTACTGTCATATTTTGATATAACACTTCCGTACCGTCATCAAAATATAAAGGTCCTGTCATTTCTGTTACTGGAATAACAACTGAACTTTTACTTAATACATCAACGTGTAAAGGCAATTCTCCTCCAGGCAATACTCTAAAAAAATTACATCTCCACTCCTTAGGTCTTATTCCTAAATAGTTCCATATTTTTTTTATTTCTCTTAATAAGGGTCTATCAAAATCTTTTATTTCCTGAACAAAAAACTTTCTGTTTTCCCAAGACATATATTCTTTATATAATTTGTTACTATCTTCCCACTTATTATTAATATATGATTTAAAAAACTCTTTGTCGGTATTGTAGTTAGTTTCAATGTAGTTAGACATCTAAATCCTCTTGTGTCAAAAACGAAATAATAATATGAGCTCTTGTAGTTTTTCCTTTATTCCAAGCACTATGTTTAAGGCCTTGATTTAAAAACCAACACTCTCCTGGCAACATTTTTTGTTCGTGTTTTACACCGTTTCTGTCAATGACGTGAAACCCACAATCTTCATTTGTTGTTAAAGGTATGTGATAACGTACAGAATAATCTGTATTATAATCAATATGATCACCAATAAATGCACCTGGATCCATAACAGCAATTCTTGCTCTTGTATGTTCAGCTTTAAAACTTTTTAATACTTCTTCAAGGTATGTTCCTGCTACCCAATCTTTTACCTTATTATAGTGTCGTTCATCTAATCGTGTTTTAGGTATTTTTTTATCATAAACACGATCTTCCATTTCAGGATTATATTCTGTAAGTGCTATTTGTTTATATGGAGAACCATTAACTTCATACTTTCCATCTTTGTCTTTTACGATATAATTTTCATAAGGCTTAACATAACTTCTATAATCCCAAGCCATTCTCTTACCACCTAATGCTTTAGTTATTTGACTTTCATTTTTGTATAATTCAGATTCAGCCACATCATTGTTAACTAAAAATTGATATGCGTCTTCTATTGAAGTAAATTTTAAACCAAATGCTTTTTGTAGTTTTGCTGTTTTACCACCCACAAGGTCACCGTATCCTTCTTTAACCTTTAAATCATCTTCTTGTTCAACTGGCATATTTCTAACAACTTCATTGATACGTTCATAATCAAATGTATATGATAGTTTTTTAAATGCTGGTAATTGTTCTCGTTTTAACATAATCTTGCCTTGTATTGCTCACTACCATGTGAAACTTGTATCTTTATATCAGATACATTCCAAATAGTATTTGTTTTTTGTCCTAAGTTATATATAAACTTTTTAAAGTATCGTAAAGACTTCTCTCTACTAATAAAGATTTTGGAATAGCCTAGTTTTTTTGCTATATCTATTTGTTGTAAAACCATTTCACAAACGTGATCGTCTGCTATTACTTTTGATGTTCTTCTCATTTTAGGCATTTCATAATATCTATTCAATATTCTTACTTCATTTTTATCAAAGTATTTATCTCTTTTTAATATAGTTGAAAATCCTACAATTTCATCTTTCATTGTGTATATACTAATAGCTTCAAAGGACAACCAATTCATATCTATATAATTTTTATAAAGAGCATCTTTACTATTAAAAGTTATTTTATTTAACTGTTGAATAATATCAGGTCTGTCTTTAGGTATAAAAGTAGTGCTTATAGCTGGTTTATGGCTGTGCAAAGGTTTTAACATAATTATAAAATTCTTTTGTTTTTTTACCGTGGACTAGTAAGTGTATTCGTTCTTCATCTGAATTATTTTCAACATAGTGTTCATAATGTATATTTAAGACTACACTCATACCAGGTTCATATTTCAATTCTTTGTTATTTAAAATAAACTTGTTACCTTCTGGATAAGTAATACTTATATTCAAAGGTTCAAGCCAATTTTGTTCAGGTATATCAATATGTTTTGCAATGTAACCTTTAGGCTTGATAACTAAAAACCTTACATCATCTATACGAGAATACGGTAAAGTTTTTACCCAATTCATAGTATTAGAACATTTCTCTCCTATATCTGTAGTAAAAGGTTTTAATCCTTTTTGTCTATATTCCCAATGACTATTTGTTTTATCAGAACCAAAGCCATAGAGAGTTACAGCAAACCAATCTTTATGTCCATCTTCTGGTCTGTGAATTATTAAACTTTCTTTTATTGAATTATATTCTTTTAATATGGTATCACAAGGAACATTAAAGTCCATGGACACCCATTCTACGTTACTGTTTCTATCAAAGGTCATTATATAAAAAGTTTTTTAGCAACTAATCCTGCAAAATCATATTTACTTAATTGTATCTGCCCAGGATTTGCGTGATGAACATTATGATGTCCTTCACCTGCAGATAAAATTCCTATCAACCAGTTATATGCTGGTTTACCGTCTTTATGTCCTAACGCATTAAATATTCCATAACTTACAAAACCTAACACTAAAGGGGATAAAACAAATACAATAAACAACGGCACACTTATTAATAAAGTTATGATTGCTGTTGCAATATGTAATTTAAGCCAATGTTTATGAAAAAACATAATACGAGGATTGTTATACAAATCCCTTACGTAGTGTCTAGGAATTTGTTTTACTCTCCAATTGTTTATCAACACGTTCCAAAAACCTTTATGTGCTGGTGAGTGTGGATCTTCCTCTGTATCTGAATGTCTGTGGTGTATTCTGTGAGCGCCTACCCAACCTAATGGTGATCTACTACCTGCTAACATAGCAAGATATAAAGCAATCACCTCAAACCATTTAGGTGTTTCAAATTGTTTGTGAGCAAATTTTCTATGTAGGCCTATTGATAGACCAAACATAGCAATAATTTGATACCAAATAAACCCAAGTATTAGCATAACGAAATATTCCATAGCTTATTAATATGTTTCTACTGACCAAGAAATGTTATTAGCAAGACAATAAGTTGCTCTTTCTTTAGCACTTTTAATCATTGCAGGATCTTCTTCAGCATCAAATGCTGACAATGGTGTTCTAAAAGTAATCGACATAACTTTTGATAGTGCATTTGGATCGCCATCAGATAGATCATAACTAATAATTTCTCCAGAAGCTTTAAGTTCATCCATTTTACTTATAGTTTCAGCTGGCATATTAGATTGTGACCAAAAATTAGTAGATGTATTATCTCTTTGTTGAACTAATTTTACTGTATAACTCATTTATATAACTCCTATTATGTGTATTCTATCTTGCTTTGAAGCATTTAATGCTGTGTGATTTTGTGTGGTATCAACAACATAATAATTACCGTCAGCAGGATAATGTTTTACTTGCTTATTTATAATAAAAAAACATTTGTCATTAGTTATCACTGGTATATGTATTCTTTTTGTAGTATCCTGATGATATGTATAACAAGTTTTAGGTCTTAAAGTCATTACTCTTGTTCTATACATATTCAAATCCTTTATGATTGAATTTATATATGGCAAGTCAAATATAGGTACGTCAAACTCTATTTCTCTACGGCCTGTATTATTAAAAATTTCTGCACCTATTCCATAAAAAGGATCTAAATTATCTTTTGTTCCTTGAAGACATATTTGATCTTTGTAATTAGGTAAAGTTTTAAGTTCTTCTTTTATTTTTTCTAAATCTAATAACATACGGTTATTTCTTTTACTCTATGTGGTTGTTTTAATATCCATTCTATAACTGATATACAATATTCAACAGACATTTTAGGTCTATCAATATCTGCAACTCTTGGAGTATCTATAAATCCAAAATTAATTATACAAGTATCAACGCCTTCATAAAACAATTGATCATTAACATCTCTTAATGCTTTCTTTTCAATGCCATACTTATAGGCAGGCTTATGACCTTTAGTCCAATCTGATCCAGCAGATCCTATATTGATTATTTTTTTGTGTAATTTTGCTGCTTCATACAGCATATTGACTTGTGTAAATCCGTCGTGTTTATTATTGATAAATACATCTGCTTCGTTTAGATTATCAACACACTTAAATTTTTTACTCAATGCCTCACCAAGACCTCGTCTTGTGCCAGTTATATAGAATTTCATATAGTTATTTAGTCTATAAATATTGTTATCTAATTGACAAATTAATCAAACTATGATATAATTTAGTATGAAAAATGTAAATATAATATGTACAACTAAACCTGGTGATGGCCTTCTACACTACAGTTATGAACATTGTTGTTTTCTTAATGATTTAGGTATAAAAGCAAAACTAATAATTATAAGAGACCATAGATTTTCTGAACAATCTTACATCAATGCTCTAAATGAATGTTATGTCAAATATGAAAATGTAATATTTGATTTTTACACACCCACATCAAACGATATAACATTGATTATGGGAAGAAGTCAGCTGACTTTAGCATACTTAAATAAACATACTTACAATAATGATCAACTTCTAACTTTACATTTATTGTTTAGTGGCAATCTTATATCTGTATATTCTGAAAATCATGTTAAAGAATATCCTATTGCGTTACAATATTTCAAACCTAAAAAAGTTTATGACTTATGCGACCATGATGTATATGTTAATGGTATAGGAGAACAATTTGAAAAGATAATAAACTTTAGTATATACAAACCTGTAAAAGAAGATATACAATTTAAGTATTTGTTTTTAGGCACAAATGAAATATATTATAGAGAAGTAGAAAAACACATAC